ACGTTGAAGAACATATCTCCGTCGATGGTGGCGATTTCGGCTTTCGGCGCATCTTGCGCCACGACTGCGGTTTCCATGCGTTTCCTCCCTATCGCCCGTAGGCGGAAAGTTCCTGCACCCGGTCCGGGTAGCAGGGCCAAACGCCGGTTCTTTTGCATTCCGCGTATCCGGTCATGGCGTCGTAGATGCCGACCGATGCCTTATCCAAGGATTCTTTGCCTGCTGCATAGATGCCGACTCCAAACGGTGGTTTTTTTTCCACGGCGATCCAGAGAAAATTCCGATGCTCGATGCCCGTCACCTCGGTTGCGCCCGTGAGGTAAAACCAGGCCTGCCAGTGATAGAGGTAGCTACCGATGGCCCCTTGAAACCCGTACTCGCTCGCGTCCTTGGCCGATTTCAGGTCGATGATGAGGTTGCCCTGGTGGCAGTCCATGCGGCCCTTGCATAGGAGGTCGGTTCGTTTGTCGCGCCAGATCAACGTTCTTTCCATGACACCCCCACGAAGCAGGCCCCGGGCGGTTTTGGATCGGTTGACGGCTTCGGCCATGGACTTGATTTTGTCGTAATCCTCGGCTTTTAGGACGTTTTTACCGGCGTTGTCCAGTTCGGCCTCGGCCCATGCTTTCGAGCCCCGGCGAATACCGGTGGGCGCAACCCCGTATTCCTTTCGAAACTTTTCCGGCTCCAAAACCAGAGCGTGGAAGGCGCTGCCAAGTCTCATGGCGTCGGTTTCGATGGTCGGGACCTGGGAGTGGGCCGGGGATTCGTGGAACCGGGTCAAGGTTGACGAAGCCAGGGCGTCGATCTTGAGGTATTCGTGGAGCGGTATGCCGTCGTAGATTCCGGGTTTCATCTGTATTCCCTCCACATATCCCGCAGCCACACCCACGCGAACCCCGCCAGCCCCACGCCAGCCAGGACCAGGATCGGAAGGGCGACCCAGGATTTCCAGGTCCACACTACCGGCGTATATTTCGCGGCCTCGGGATCGTCGCAAAGGGCGGCGGCGGCGAAGAGGACCAGGATTGCGGCGACTTTGGCGGCGGTTTTCATTTCTCCTCCACTCTTTCCGGCCAGTGCTTGAGTCCGGGGTTTTCGCGGTTCATCTTGGCGGTGAAAAGCTCGGCCTCTTTCCGGGACAGGTAAACGGCCCTCCCCCGGTGGGTTTCCGCTCCCCAGGCCATGGCCCTGCGGCAGATGCGGTATTTTGCGGGTTTGGTTGCCATGATTTTCCCCTCCCAGGGGCCTTACCGGCGGATTTCCCGTTACCGGCAAGGCCCCGATGGGTTGATGTTATCCGCGCCCGCTTCCTTGGGGGGACGGGCGCGGGGTGGGTTTATCCGGCGAAAAGCCGTTTCTTGCTGCGGTCACGTCGCTTTTGGTAGGCATCGATAAAATCTTCCCTGTGTTCGAACAGAATGCCCAGCGCCTGCCAGTCCGACACGTCGGCCCCGTCCACATCCATGGCGTCAAACTCGACCCAATCATCTTCGCAGGCCGGGTCCATCGGGTGCCTTCCGTCTCGCAAAAGGCGCATTCCGTGGACGGTGACCACTCCTTCGGGTACGCGTAATGTGACGGTGAGCGGGCGCGTGGAGATCATGCGGCTACCTCCCGGCAGGCGGGGTGAAGTTCCGGAAAGGCGTGGGCAACAGCCGGGCCGTGATCTTCGAGGAAACCCCGGACGGCTTCATCGGTGAGGGGGACCCAGAGGGTTTGGTCGTTGTTGAGCTCGACCGTGACGAAAATTTCCCACCAATCACCCTCATCCAGGCTGCGGACAAGGACCTTGTAGGAGTCTTTCGATCCATTGTAGTATGGTATCTCCGCATATCGGAGGTCGGTTGCGTCGGTGGTTTCGTCCGGGGCGTAAATAAACCCCCGGTTCCTCTCCAATTGGAGTGCAGCGGCCCAGTCGATTTCTTTAATGCCGATGTGCATTTTATCCCCCTCCCTTTGAGTTGCGGAGCCCGCGCCGAATCGCGGTTTGTCCTGCTATTTGATTCCAGTTTTACCAGACCGGAAACAGGGTGTCAAGAATAAAATGTCCGGGCTGGAAAAAATATTTGTTGACACCGGGATTATTACAGATTAAATGCTTAATTATGAAAACACAAAACCCATTGAAACTGTGGAGATCGCTGACCGGGATGAAGCTCCGCGAAGTGGCGGAGGCCGTCGGGACAACGCCGGCGACAATCAACAGGATCGAGAAGGGGGTCAGACTCCCAAGCCCGGCAATGGCAAAAAAAATCGAACTGGCGACTGGGGGAATGGTCCGTGCTGCAAACCTCCTCCCCGACACCGCCGCCTGCTTCACGTCCCCCAAAAACCCATGAAAAGGAGCCAGTAGTATGGAACGGGAAGCCGTCATGCTTGCGGAACGAGAGTGTCTTCGTTTTTTGGGCCGAGTTGAACAGTACAAGGCCGCACCCAGGAGCCAGGCCTGGACCCCCAACCGGGAGGCTGCCGCCGTAAAGCGGGCCTCCATCGACCTGACCCACGCATTGGCCGATATGCGCACCGGGAGGAAAGACCGGTGATTCATTCCATACCGTCGGCCCCGATGCGAAATCGGCCTTATCCGCTGATGGCCGAATCCTTCACGGGCGCTGCCCGGGGCGTTCGTTATCAATCGGGGCACCCGGGCGAACAAAAAGCGTGGGAGTGGGAATAATCGTGAACCCAAAGATTGACGCCATCAAAGAGCAAATCCCGCAAGAACCGTACTACGAGACGGAAAACGGGGTGCTTTATTGTGGGGATTCGCGGTCAATTGTTCCGGCCATTCCAGACAAAGCTTGCGACATGATTTTCACCGATCCGCCATACGGGCACAACAACAACAACAACGGGGACTTGATTTCAAGATGGGAGGCCGCGTTAGGGAGGAAATCCTATGTGCCCGAACGAGACAACAGGCCAATCGCAAACGACGGCGCGGAGGCGAACGAGCTTTTCAAGGACCTGCTAACCGATTTTTCCCGCGTGCTTTCTCCTGGCTGCTGCTTCTGCTGCTGCTGCGGCGGCGGCGGACCCGATCCGCAGTTTGCAAGGTGGGCGCTTTGGATGGATGAAGTTTTTGATTTCAAGCAGATGGTTGTTTGGGACAAAGGCCCCATGGGAATGGGGTGGCATTATCGGAGAAGTTACGAGACGATATTAGTTGGGATGAGGGCCGGTGCTGCTTGCAGGTGGTACGACGAAAGTAAGCGGGTCGAAAACGTTATTCGGCCATCGCATGGGATATCAAAAATAATTCCATCCAAGACTCAGCACCCAACAGAAAAGCCCGTCTCTCTTGCCGGGCACTTCATTCAACTGCACTCCAAGCCGGGCGATGTGGTTCTTGATCCCTTTTCGGGTAGCGGGTCAACGCTTGATGCGTGCGAAAAATACAACCGCGCCTGGATCGGCATCGAACTCTCGGAAGAATACTGCGCCATCGCCGCCGAACGTTTGCGGGTTGAGACGGCGCAAAGGAAGCTTTTTGCATGACCCCCGAACAAGAAGCTCAAGCCGTAAAAATGCTGGCGGACCCGGAATTTTTCTACTGCAAGCGTTTTGCCTGCCGGATGCGGAAAACAGCCTGCGTCCAGAGACAAGAGGCCTATGAGTACGCTCTTCACCCATATCCGAAATTTATCCAATGCCAAAACTGCCCGCAGGGGCTGCAAAACAGGGAGGAAGTGATGGGAAAACGAGTGCCCGTAACCTGTCCGAAATGCGGTCAACCCGCCAAAACCCGGCAGGGGGAGTGGACCTTGCGGCGGGACAAATTGTGTTTCCGGTGCGTCAGTCGGCAGCAGCTGAAGGGTGGTGTCCGGCGGATAGAAAAAAAGGCCCCGAAGCCCCAGGACACGGCGACGAGCGATAGCGTCCTTGACCAAGCCAAAAACGCAGCCCGGAAGCAGGCGGACGCGGCCAAGACCACGCCCGTGGAAAAGCCCCCCGCCCCGGTGCGCCCCGCCTACCAGCCCCTACATGAGGTTCTGATGCAGGCGCTTTCCCAGGCCCAGGACGGTAAGGGAAGGGAACGGCATGTGGGCGCGGATGAGATTCCGTTTCCGGATCAAACCATTTGCCACCTGGGGCGCACGGTGGGCCTGGGGTTTCCTCTTGGGCAGGCCATGAAAAAATTGGCCGAAGCCCGGAAGCTGGAAAAGCTGCGGGGTCCCGAGGCGGCCATTCGTGAGATCCTGGGGGCCATCAACTACGCGGCGGCCGGAGTGATTTTGTACCAAGAGCAGACGAACCGGGAGCAGGCGTGAGCCAGGGCGGATACATCAAACTGTGGCGCAAGAGTCTGGACTCTGCCGTGTGGGCGGACCCCAACCTCTGGCGGCTGTGGACTCTCTGCCTGATGCTGGCCTCTCACAAGGAGCATTGGGTAAAAATAGATGGCCTTTCGAAGCCAATAAAAATCGGCCCCGGACAGTTCATTTCCGGCAGGAACGCAATGCACCGGATTTATTACCAAAAAAAGAGGCGAGGGGACGCGAGCCCGCTCACGTTATGGCGTTGGCTCGGTACCCTGCAAACACTCGGGAATCTGAACATTGAAACGAACACGCGGTTTTCTTTGATAACTATTGTAAATTGGGCGGATTACCAAGGTTCCGATAAAAAAAATGAACAAGCAAATGAACATCCGGTGAACAAGCAACGAACAAGCGGTGAACACAAACAAGAAGGGAAAGAATGTAAAGAAGAAAAGAATACTACCCCCCCCACCCCCCCACGGAATGGAAAAACCACCGCTCCCGATATTTTCCCGGTTACGGATCAAATGCGCGTGTACGCCATGGGCAAGGGCCTCCCATCGACTTTCGACCTGGACGACCTCACCGAGGCCTTCCTCATCCACCACCGTTCCCGGGGCTCCAAGTTCGCCAACTGGTATGCGGCCTGGCAAAAGTGGCTCCGCAACGAAATCAAGTTCCGCACCCAGCGCGGAGACGACCCCCGACAGGTAAAATCGTCCCAGGAAACCCGAACCAACACCCCGGAGGATTTCGAACTGTCATGTCCGAATACCAGAACCTGATGCCCCCGCAACACATCCAAGCCGAGGCTTCCATCCTCTCCCGGGTTTTTCACCGCCCGGAGGACATCCACTTGGTGGCGGAACGCATGGAGCCGGAGGACTGCTATGTGGAGGCCCACAAGTCCATTCTGGAGTCCATGCTGGCCCTGTCCGCCAAAGGCAAGCCCGCCGACATGGTGAGCGTGGGCAACCATCTTCAGGAACGGGGCCTCCTGGAGTCCGTGGGCGGGGCCACTGCTCTGGCGGAAATCGTGGACAACGCGCCCTTGGCCGTGAATCTGGAAGCGTACACGGACATCATCCGGGAAAAAGCCAGTCTCCGGCGGCTGGCCGGTGCCTGCCTGGGCGGGTACGATGCTGTCATGTCCGCTAACGGAGACGCCGAAACCGTGATAGCCGACACCCTACAGGCGGTTTCCAATGCCGTGGAAGCGGCTGAAAGCCGGAATCGGGCTTCAGCCAACGTGGGCGATCTGGCCTACGAGCGTTTGAAAGTCTACGAATCCCGCATGGCCAACCCCAAAAAAATCACGGGGGCGACTTCCGGCCTGCCCACCCTGGACGCCTGCACTCGGGGCTGGCAGGACTCGGACTTGATCGTGGTGGCCGGGCGACCGGGCATGGGCAAAACCGCCCTGGCCTGTAACCTGATCCGTGCGGCCTGCCTCAAGGGCATTCCCACGGTGTTTTATTCTCTGGAGATGAGCGCCGGTCAAATCATGGACCGGCTTCTGGCCTGCGAGAACCGCCAGAATTCCCGGCATTTCATTTCCGGGCAGATTCCAGACATCCGCGTGGTGGAAAACGGCCTGGACACCCTCTCCGAGTGGCCGCTGTGGATCGAGGACCGAAAGGGCATGACCGCCCAGCGCATCCGGGCGTCAGCCACGGGCTACGCCAAGAAGCAGGGCGCACGGCTGGTGATTGTGGATTACCTGCAAAAAATCAAACTCCCGGGGAAACAGAAACGATTCATCGAGATCGGGGAGGCTGCGTCCACCCTCAAGGACCTGGCCGGGGAGCTGGGGCTTCCGTTCGTCGCATTGGCTCAGCTGAATCGGGAAATCGAAAAACGAACGGGCGAAGACGGCAAGGTGCCCAAACTCTCGGACCTGCGGGACTCGGGTGAAATCGAGCAGGAAGCGGACATCGTAATTTTCATTTACCCGGAAAACGACGTGGACACCGAGCCCAAGCCCTTGGTGGCGCGGGTGGCCAAGCACCGGAACGGCCCACTGGCCCGGGTGGGGCTGCATTTTTGGAAAGAGCAACAGCGGTTCGGGGAGCGGACCACGGGCGACTACGGGGATCAGTACGGGCGGACGTAAGAGTTACTATATGTTTAGTCTTTTTTGACATTACGGAGGATGAACCATGCCAGGACTCAACAAAATTCAAATCATCGGCAACCTGGGGCGCGATCCCGAGATTCGGTACACCCAAAGCGGCATGGAGATTTGCAATTTCTCCGTGGCGGTCACGGAAAAGTACAAAGACGAAGAACGGACCGAGTGGTTCCGCGTGGTGGCCTTCGGCAAGCTGGCCGGTATCTGCGGGCAGTACCTGGCCAAAGGGAGGCAGGTCTACATCGAGGGCCGCATTCAAACCCGGCAATGGGAGGACAAGGACGGGAACCAGCGATACACCACCGAGGTTCTGGCCAACACCATGCTGATGCTTGGCGGGCGCGGTGACGATTCGGGCCAGCGTAAGGCAGGGCCTGCGCCGAGGCAGGAACCGCCCAAGAGTCCGGATGCGGGCACGGTGGATCAAGACGATGACGACCTGCCATTTTGAGTTGGAGGTATAAAAAGAAAGCGAGGAAGTATGCCAGAAATCAGGTTCACGGTTCCGGGATTGCCGATTGCCAAGGCCCGCCCAAAGTTCGCCAGGATCGGGAATGGCGTTAGAACGTACAGCACCCAGGGCGGCCAGGAAAAGACTTTTGCCTCCCTGGTGATCGAGTCTCTCGGGAGCCCACCGACACCCGCGCCCCCAAAGGTCCCGGTGGAAATGGAACTCTTGTTTGTCATGCCGCGCCCAGGGTACCACTTCGGGACCGGCAAGAACGCGGGAAGGCTCAAAGACAACGCTCCGGAAGTCCACACCGTCAAGCCGGACCTGGACAACCTGGAAAAGTTCGTCAAGGACTCGCTCAACAAGGTCCTCTGGCACGATGATGCCCAGGTCTGCGAGGTCTCAAAGCGGAAGGTCTACGGGGACAAGCCGGCGGTCAACGGCATCGTGAGGTGGTGACTGTGATTGGTGAATACACTGCCTATATGGCGGACCGAGATGCGGTTGGATTAATAGCCGCAAGACATATGCTTTTTTCTCTTTCTGAGCGAGAACTACGGATTGTTGTGCTGCATTTTTTGCATAATCGACAGTATAGAGTCATAGGCGAAGAGCTACATATAAGCACTTCGCGGGTTATGCAAATTACAGCCGTCGCCATAAAAAAAATGCTTTTCAAGAAACATAACAACGATTGGACAGACCTATCTCCATCAGAAAGGTGTGATTTGTTTGGGCGCTTAAAACACGAAATCGAGGGTAATTAATGAAATGCCCAAAATGCGGCGGCAAGATGCAGGTGGTCTGCACCCGGGCGAACTTGCTCAAGGGTAAGATTTTCCGGTGGCGACGATGCGAAGCCTGCTTTCACACCATGCGGACCTGTGAGCGGGCGTATGAGGGCCAGAGAAAAACAACCGGCCATGGAGACCCAAAAGCAGGGCCAGAATAAAAAAATTTAACAGAATAACACCGCAAAAACCACTTTTCTACCAGATATGGGCGGTTTTCCGCATTCAGACGAAAAACGCTTGCAACACCAAGTATGCTGTGCCTCACTGGAGGCATGGCTAAGAACCCGCCAAAATTCGCGTTTGATTCAAGCATAAAAAAGCGCCTCCTTTCCGCAATCGAGCTGGGCCTGACATACGAGTACGCCGCAAAAATTGCCGGTGTCGCGGTATCCACGCTGTACAACTGGAAATCTTGGGCAGCGGAAGGCAAGCAGCCGTACGCCGATCTGTGGATCGAAGTCAATGCCGCCGAAGCCATCGGCATGGAAAAATCGCTTCAATCCATTCGCAGCGCCGGAAACAGGGGGGCGTGGCAGGCTCACGCATGGATACTTGAACGCCGCCACCCCGAGCTTTTCGGGAAGAACCGTCTTGAACTCACCGGAAAAGACGGCGGCGCGATCAAACTTGACCTTGGATCGTGTACGGATGAACAACTGCGACTCTTGGCCGGAGAAAGCAAATGAACGCGGCCATCGCGCATCAAGTAGCGAATCGCGGTCTGAGCCCGGCAATCTTCCGTTCTGCGGCAAAAAAAGCCCTTGCCGAGCGTCACCTTCAAGACTTCATCCGCCAATCCTGGCACGTGGTCGAGCCAAAGACGCCCTTCGTCTCCGGCTGGCACATGGACGCCATCTGCGAGCACCTGGAAGCCGTTGTCCGGGGAGACATCACCCGGCTGCTCATCAATATCCCGCCCCGTCACATGAAAAGCCTTGCCGTTGCCGTCTTTGGTCCGGCCTGGGCCTGGGTTGAGCAACCGCATCTTCGTTGGCTTTTTGCTTCTTACGCGGAAAGCCTTTCCAAGCGTGACAGCCTCAAGACGCGGCGTCTGATCCAGTCCCCCTGGTACCAAGCCCGGTGGGCAGATCGGTACCAGCTCACATCCGACCAAAACGAAAAGCTACGGTTCGAAAATTCCGAGTCCGGCTACCGGCTGGCAACGTCTGTCGGCGGCTTGGGAACCGGTGAGGGCGGCGACATCATCGCGGTGGATGACCCCCACAACACGCTCGGGGCGGAAAGCCAGGCGAAACGCGAAGGGGCGCTCACGTGGTGGGACGAAACCATGAGCACCCGCCTGAACGACCCCAAAACCGGGCGAATCATCATCGTCATGCAGCGCCTACACGAGAGGGACCTTGCGGGGCACGTACTGGCCCAGGGCGGCTACGAGCACCTTTGCCTTCCCGCCCGATTCGAATCAAAACATCCGACCAAATCCCAAACCTCCTTGGGATTCGTTGATCCGCGCACCGAAGCCGGGCACCCCCTATGGGCTGAAAAATACGGCGAGTCTGAACTCGCCGACTTGGAAAAGAGGCTCGGGCCTTACGGTGTCGCGGGCTAACTGCAACAGAGGCCGGTGCCGCGTGGGGGCGGATTGTTCAACGTGCGAAAATTCCAGGTTGTTCAGTCCGCCCCGTCGCAAGTCTCGCGCTGGGTTCGCTACTGGGACAAGGCCGGGACCATGGACGGCGGGAAGCGAACTGCCGGTGCGCTTATCGGCCAGACCGCAGGCGGGCACTTCGTCATCGCGGATATGGTCAAGGGCCAGTGGTCCGCAGGCAAACGCGAAAAGGTCATCAAAGAAACCGCTGAGCGGGACGGGCGGGCGGTGGAAGTCGGCATCGAGCAGGAGCCTGGGTCCGGTGGCAAAGAAAGCGCCGAGAACACCATCCGCAACCTTGCCGGGTTCGTTGTCTTTGCGGACCGGCCAACTGGGGACAAGGAGACTCGGGCCGAACCCTACGCCTCCCAGGTGGAGGGGGAAAACGTGTTCCTGCTTCTGGGCGAGTGGAACGAGGATTTCATCGAAGAGCACAAAAGCTTCCCGCGTGGCCAGTTCTCGGACCAAGTGGACGCGGCCTCGGGGGCTTTCAACCGGCTGAACAAAAAACGCAAAGTTGCGGGAGCCTGGTAAATGAGCTTGATTCTTTCGCATTCCCACGGAACAAAACCGCCGCAGCTCTCGGAGCCGGAAAAGGCGGCCATCGTGCAGGCCTTGAGTACCACGGTCAGCCGTCAAGCCCTGGCCTCTCGACTCGGGAAGAGCTTTAGCGGCGACCGCAATCTTTACAAGGCCCTTGGGTGGCCCATAACCCTCGAATTTTCCGACTACCAAAACCGGCTATCCCGCGACGGCATCTCCGCACGGGTGGTCAACGCTCCACCGGACATGACCTGGCGGAAACATCCAGACGTTCAGGAAAACCAGGACAAAGAGACGGCTTTCGAGACGGCGCTTGCCGACGTGGTGAGGCAGCGGAAACTTTTCGCGTACATGAAGCGAGCCGACCGCCTGGCCGGCATCGGACAATATGGCGTTTTGCTTCTGGGCTTCAACGACGGCAAGCCGCTGTCCCTGCCAGTGGAACGCGCCTCAGAGCTTTTGTACCTCATGCCTTACACCGAGGGAAACGCAACCATCAGGACGTGGGATAGCGATACCTCGTCCGCCCGGTACGGACTGCCGGAGACCTACAGCGTCACCATGCGTTCAAATGTTTCCGGGAAAACAAGTATCAACAATACGGGCGTGGTCCATTGGTCGCGGCTCGTTCACATCGCCGAAAACCCCCAGGAAAACGACGTGCTCGGGACCCCGCGCATGAAGGACGTTTTCAACTACCTGCTGGCCCTGGAGATGGTTGCGGGCGGCAGCGCGGAAATGTTCTGGCGCGGGGCCTTCCCTGGGTTCGCCGTTATCGCGGACGCAGACGCGGACATGACTCAGAGCGCGGCGCAAGCCAGAACCGAGATCGAGAGCTACGTGCATCAAATGCAGCGTTTCATGAGGCTCCAGGGAATGAAGGTGGAAAACCTGGGAACCCAGGTGGCCGACCCTTCAAGCCACGTCTCCGTCCTTTTGGACCTAATCGCCGGGAGCAAAGGCATACCAAAGCGCATCCTGATCGGGTCCGAGCGCGGAGAGCTGGCGTCCACCCAGGATGAAAGCGCGTGGGCGGCAGTGATCGAAGAGCGGCGCACCGGGTTTGCCGAGCCGCAGATTTTGCGGCCAGTGATTGACCGGCTGGTTTCCGTGGGCGTTCTCCCGGAGCCCGAAAGCGGGCCCGGTGGTTACTCCGTGACTTGGCCGGACCTGATCGACGAAGCCGGTAAGGACAAGGCGGAAAAGGCGGAGAGGCTCTCCAGGGCGATTGCGGCTTACGCCAACGTAAACGCGGATTCCGGCATGGTGGTTCCGCTGCCTGTCTACCTCCGCAAGGTCCTGGGGTTCACGCGGGAAGAGATCGCGGAAGTGGAGCAGTACCTCGGGCAGGCCGTGGACGAAGCCATCGGCGACGGATCGGAGGTGCCTGAAGAGTGACGGCGCTTGCCTGCCATAGCGCGGCCCCGCAGCCGCGAGTTCTACGCGAAAGCATAGACCCGACGCGGACCATCACCTTGCGCCGGGCCTTTGTGGCGGACGCCAAAAGGCGGTTCAACGCCCTGGCCCGTGTGATCCGCGTTTCCATCGTGGACAACGACTGCTTCGGCCTGAACGACGACGCGCCGACGGCCATCACAGGGCTTTCACGCGGTGGCCTCACCATGGTTTCCAACCGCGCGCCGACACCCGCAGGCCCCAAGGCTTTTGATTTCAACCGGACCGCGAGCAAGGTTGACGCCTTCATGGCCTGGCTCGACGAGCAGGAGGATGCGGGCATTCTGGAAATCACCCGGCGGCCCGGGTCCATCCGTGGTTTTGAGCAGGCATGGACGGACGTTTACATTCAATCCGCCTACCAGAAAGGCATTGTCAGCGCACGGGCAAAACTGCGCCGGGCAGGGGCGGATGTCCCGACTTTCGAGCCCGGCGACTCTCAGGCCATCTCAGCGGCCATGAACGGCCCCGCACACGCGGACCGGGCGGCCCTGGCCTACACCCGGACCTTCAACGAGCTCAAGGGCATCGACAACGCCATGGATCAACAGATTTCCGGCGTTCTGGCTCAGGGGCTTATCGACGGAAAGCGCGGGCCGGAGCTGGCGTCCGTCATCGTGGACCGGGTGGACAAGATCGGCAAGACCCGGGCCGTGATTCTGGCGCGAACCGAAATCACCCGGGGGCACCACATGGCCACCATCCAGGAGTATCGGCAGGCGGGCCTTGAAGGGGTTCAGGTTGAGGCCGAGTGGTCAACGGCCGGGGACGCACGGGTCTGCCCCATCTGCCGACCGCTGGACGGCGCTATCATGTCTTTGGATGAGGCGGAAGGGCTGATACCACGCCACCCGCAATGCCGGTGCTCGACCATCCCGTATCTGGGAGAGGAATATTCGGGCAGGCACAGGCGAGGACTCCAGAATTCAAGAATGGGGAGCAACCCATGAAAACCAATAAATCCGCTCGCGGCGTCAAGGCCAATCTCGGGGCCGGGAACTACAGCATTCGATACGAGCAGCACCTCGGGGCGCG